CAATAAGGACGGCTCGACCTCATATAACCTGGCGTCGAAAACCGCGATCAAGGGCTTCTCCTTCAACAACACCGAGGTTGAGCTAAACATCCCTCCCTCGGCCATCTCCATTAATATCCCATTCGCGATCGGCCTTACGGCCACCAACAAGGGCGTTATCGAGGAGCACAACGGGACAGTCTTTCGCACGATCAATATCAGCGGCACGACAGGAATCTATCCGCAAAAGCCAAACGCGTCCAAGCCGAAGAGCGTCCTGCCTGCGTGGGCCAGCAACTGGGCGCCGGCCGCGACGTCGGCCATTAATAGCCTCGTCACAAAGGCCAGCTCGGCCGTTGATGCCTGGACGGGCGGGGGAGCCAAGAACTCCACCGGCATGACCGACAGCCAGCTTCAGGGAACTGGCTATTACCAGTTTTGGCTCCTGCACAACTTCTTCATCGAATACGTCGAGGCCAAGAAGCGTCGGGACGGGGGCCAAGTCCGCCTTGTCTTCAATAACGTCAAGGACAATATCGGCTACGTTGTCACGCCTCTCTCGTTTGACCTTCGGCGCGACACCTCAAATCCCATGATCTATCACTATTCGATTAGCCTGCGGGCCTGGGACGTGGTGTCTTCTGTTTACGTCGTGCCGGACAGTATCTTGTCGGGCGCCAACAATCCGCTCTCGCTCAGGGATATCCTCAACCGCATCCGCAAGACGCGAAACGCCATCCAGTCGGCCATGGGCGTGGTCCAGGGCGTTGAGGCCGATATCAACCAGGCCTTCGACGTCGTCAACCAAGGCGTTCTGGCAATCAAGGACACGCTTAGCGTGGCCGGTACCGTGGCCGACTTCCCAGGCGTCGTGGCGAGCAACCTAAACCTCATGATCCAAAACAACCTGGCGCAATTCGCTGCCCTGGCCCAAGAGTATCCAGGAGTGTTCGGAACGCGATCGACAACTCAGGCGTTCGTCAGCAGCGGCCCCAACCCGCCGATCTCCGTACCGCCACCCATTTCCCTTAATTTATCCTCCGGAACGGTGGACCCAAGCAAGCCAAGCGCGGGCGCGATTTCCGGCATCGCCAGCTCGGCCAGCTCCGTCACCGGCGCCGCGCCTGGATCTACGAGCGTGGCGAGCCCAACCGGAGCAATCGCGGCGGCAACCTCCAAGAACCTAAGCCCCACTGGCCAGGCCCCGGCTTCCTCCAACCCGAACCCGCTGGCCGCGATGGTAGTGGGAGCGATCTTGTCTAACCCCGATATCGCCGACACGATCAACATCAGCGACCTCGCTCCGCTGCCTAAGCCGATGGTTGCGCAAATCAATAGCCAGCTCAATAAGGCTGCGGCCCTCACCTCGACGTCCATCTACGACCTCGCCGATACCCTTAAGCGCACGAGCGACAGCTTCGCTACGGCCAAGGGCATGATGGACCCCGCCTACGCGCGCATTTACGGCCTATCGGCTCCAAGCCCGGCAGTGACGCCGACGATGGACGACATCCTACTCGCCGCGCAGATCAACGACGGCCGGGACGCCTTCCTGGAGACGCTTGCCACCGGCACCGTGTGGAACGAGCGCGAACCCGACCCGTTTATCGACGCCAACTCCGTAGTGGACCCCACCGAGCAAATGGCCAGCCCCACGGCCTCGTTCCCCGTCTTCGCCGAGCGCGGGCAAACGCTCGAGGACATGGCCGCCCGCTACCTAGGCGACGCCAACCGCTTCCGCGAGATCGCCATCCTTAACGAATTGCGCGCGCCCTACATCGACGAGGCCGGCTTCACGCTCCCGATTTCCAGCGCCTCCGGGCGGCAGTTTGTCGTGGCCGACCGCTCGCAGCTCATTATCGGCCAAGCGGTCACGATCATGGGCTCTGGCATCTCGCCCACCAGGCGCGAAATCCTAAATATTGCGGCCCTTGGCTCAAGCCAGTACCAGGTCACCGTTGACGGCGCGGCCAGCCTTGGCTTCTATGCTCCCTCCACTCTCCCCTATATCCAGGCCCGCCCGCCCGGAACGGTGGGCTCGGGCGACACGATCCTGATCCCGTCCCAAGGCACGCCCAGCGACCAAACGCGCACGACCTCGGCCCTAAGCGCGCTCAGCCAGGCCGAGCGGCTTTTTGGCATCGATATCGGCCTAGGGCCGGACGGCGACATCCTGATCGGGCCAAATAACGATGCCCAGCTCGTTACGGGCTACAAGAATGCCGTCCAGGCGCTTCAGCTTAAGCTTGAGGTTGAGGCTGGGGAGCTTGAGCAGCACCCGCAGTTCGGGCTGATCACGTCGGTAGGGGAGAAGATATCCACCAGCCTCGTTGGCGAGGTGAACGGTCGCATCAGGTCGTCGGTCGTCTCCGACCCCCGCTTCCAGAACGCGAGCGTACAGAGCCAGATCAACGGCAGCTCGCTCGACATCAGCATCAACGCGCAGGGCGCCAATGGCTCAGGCCTAATCCCGGTTAACTTCACCACGACGTCCTGAGCGCCTGCCCAATCGAGATTAATATAATGCTTACGGCCGGTTCCGGCTGCTTATTCGCCATCTCCCTTGAGGTTTCATGGCTGACCTTCAATTGCGCTCGCTGCAACAAATTATCGGCTCGATGGCCTCCCGGCTAGTGGCCGAGACCGACGTCAACGACCTCAACCCCGGAAGCGTGCTGCTGACGATCCTCGAGGCTGCCGCGTCATCCGACTTCCAGCTCGAGGCCAAGCTCATCCAGCTTATGAACCTGCGCAACATCGACAAGGCCACTGGCGCGGACCTCGAGAACCTGGCGACCGAGATGGGCGTAGTCCCCAGCCGCATCGGGGCCAGCGCCTCGCAGGCAATGCTCACCATCGGTGAGAGCGCCTTCTCGAAAGTGTATTCCACCATTTACGCGGGCTCGTCGGCCCCCGTCGCTGGCGACAGCGTCATCAATATCGTGAGCGGGGCGGGCTTTAAGGCCTCGGGCTCGATCTACATCGGCCGCAACACGCAAGCCTTCGAGCAGGCCAACTACGTCTCCATCGCGCAAAACGGCTCATACTACACCATCGCTCTCGCGGCCCCTTTGGGCAAAAACCACTTGGTTGGCGAGGAAGTGGTAATGGCCCAGGGCGGGGACCGCGCGATCGGCTCCGGCACGGTGGCTTTTGCGGCGGGCGTGGGCCTGGCCCCGTCCGTCCAGTTCGTCACCGCAGCCGACTACACTCTCCTCGACGGCGAGGACACGATCGTCAACGTCCCCGCCAGGTGCAGCGCCCCAGGCACGAGCGGCAACGTCGGGATCGGTCAAATATCGAGCTTCGTCGGCCTCCCCTGGTCAACGGCCACCGTTACCAACCCTGCCACTGCCACGGGCGGGCAAGACCCCGAAACCGACTTTGCCCTAAGGGAGAGGGTTAAGTCCCATACCGATAGCCTCTCGGGCGCGACCGCGAACGCCATCATCTCCACCGTCATCGGCACTACGGACGACGTCGAAAACAAGACGGTCGTCACGGCCTACCTGCGCGAGCCGACTACGGTTGGCGGCCAAGGCATACTCTTTATCGACGACGGCACGGGCTTTGAGCCCATATTCTCGGGCGTAGGCGAAGAGATCGTCGTCAGCTCCGCTAACGGCGGGGAGACCCTCTTCCAGCTCCAGCAATGGCCACTGGTGAAGGCCCAGGCCGCTTCGGTCGCGACCGAGCCCTTCGCCCTTTATGGCGGCGAGCAGCTCTACGTCGAGGTGGACGGCGTAAGCGAGCAGCTCCCGCTCTCGAGCGCGGGCTACACCACGGCCGGCGTCGTTACGGCACAAGAGGTGGCCGAGGCAATCAACAACACGTTTTTATCGATCGAGGCCAGGGCGAAAAGCGGGCAGTTGTTTATCACGCCCACCGCCGACGACCCGACCTACGTTCGCGTTGGCACGGCCACCACCGGCAAGGACGCCAACTCCGCCCTCGCCTTCCCGACCACCAAGGCCTATACCATCACGCTCTACAAGAACGACGAGCTTTTGGAAAAAGACGGGGCAGAGGCATCCGTCCAAACCATCCCTCGCGGCAACTGGACGGGGATCAACAGCCCTGCCGCCAGCGCCCCGACCGATACCCGCGAGACGCTGCAGCTTACGATCGACGGCATCCTCTCGCCCGTCATCTACTTTTCCGATATCGACTTCGACACTTATACGTCGTCAGCCACGGCCTCTAGCGCCTCGGTTGCCGACTGGGTGACGATGATCAACCGAACCTTTATTGGGGTGACGGCAACCGCGCAGGACGACGGCACGTTCCTCATTACGTCCAATCGCGGCTTTTCCTCAAGGGCATCGGTCGCTGTATCCGGTGGAAGCCTGGCCCTTAAGCTCTTTGCGGCGGGCGCCGCCGCGACTGGCTCAAACTCGCAGTTCACGCTCAATCGCCTAGCTGGGACAGTACAGCTCGCGACAGCCCTGGCTTCTGGCGACACGCTGACGGCCGGCACGACGAACACGGCCGGCTTTGTCGAGACCGGCACGGCCAGCACCTACAACCTCGGTACGACGCTGGCGGCCCAAATCGTATTCCTCTGCAACGGCAAGTACACGGCAGTGCCCGTGGCTCAAGCGGGCTCGATCGCCTTCACCGTCCCGTCGTCGGGCATGATGCGTGTGGCCGGCGTCGCTGGCCAGTTCTCGCACGTCGAGGTTAACGACTGGTGCCACTTCTGGGGCTGCCCGGAGACCGGCGTCCTTAAGGTTTATCAGGTAGCGAGCGACGGCTCGCACGTCGATTTCTTCGACCCATCGCCCAAGACCGGGACAATCGCGCTTGATGGCGTCAATGCCAATATCAACTTCTTTCGCACCGCGAGCTTGCCCGAGCTGGCGACGCTACCCTTGGGCGCGGCCGTTACCGCATCCGCCATCGTCACCGCCCTCAATAGCCAGCTCCTCGACGCCTACGCCCAGGTCACGGACACGGGCGCGATCAATATCCAGACGACTCGGCTCTCGGGCTCTGGAGCCCTCGCTATCCCCTCCATCACTGGCGGGGCGATTACGATGGGACTTGCCGCCGGCAACTATGCCTCAAACGACCCGCACATCGCGGCCGTCGAAAGCGCCGACCTCTCGGGCACGCCATCAGGACGAATCACGGTCTCAACCGTTGACTCGACTGCTCCCTACACTGACCTGCAAGCGGCGGGAACTCCCTTTGCCGCAGCCTCTGCCGCCAATCGCCCAATCGTCGGCTACCTAGGAAGCGCAAGCCAAATCATCCGCCAGCCAGCCGACAAGGTTAGCTCAAGCGAGCTGACGCTAAGGCAAACGCTGCCAGCGCCCACCGTTGGCTTCGGCCCCGACTACCGTGGCACGACGCTCTCGGGCCTTGAGCTTGGCGCGGGCGATAACGTCGTTTTCCTGCTCGACAACAGTCCCTCGACTAAGACATTCGATATCCCGATGTACGTTGAGGCGACGGTTGCCGGCCCCAGCGTGCCATCGACCTCGCAGTTTGACGCCACAGACTCGACTGGAGCGCTCCTGGGCTCAAGCTCGCGCTGGGCCGGGTTCGCGTTTGAGGACTATCGCGCGTGGTTTCAAGCCTACGCCAACATGCCGTTCTTAGCCGCCAACTCACAGCTTAAGATGATCGCGCAGGAATTCGGGCCCAACGGGCAAAACATCCAAGTCGGCTACGCCTATCCGGCCCTGCCCTCGCAGGCGCCCCAGGCAGGCTTCACGGTTGACCCAATCAACGACGTCATCACGGTTACGGCAACCCTTGGCTCGGGCGCTGAGCGCACGCTCTTGCTTCAGCCCAACATGCCGATCGCGGTCACCAACTCCTCCAACACCCAAAAGATCCAGTTCCTCCCGCCAGTTGACCTATCGTCGGTGTTGGTTGGCGATATCGCGGTCATCAGCGACTCGAACTCGGTAAATAACGGGCCGCTGAAGGTGCAGGCGATCACCTCGCTCGTGAATAACGGCAACGCGTTCCAGTTCTTGCAAGAGGCCGTGACCGTAGATGTCGTAGCGAGCACCACAATTAACCTCGATACCACGCCCTCGCAGGCTCCGCAGGTGGGCGACACGCTCACGATCGGCTCCTCCACCCTCGCGATTACGGCCCTGATCAGCTCCTCGAGCTTCACGGTCGCGGGCGCGGGCTTCACGAGCGGGTCAGGCCAGTCGGCCACTCTCAACCACCAGACGATCACGACCTCGAACACCCCTTCGTTTACCGTGGCAGCGGGCGATAATATCGTCTGCGGCTCCTACGTCCTGACCGTAACCTCTGTGCTCTCGAGCACCAACTTTGCCGTAAATACGCCATTTGCCTTTACGGGCCTGCAGACAGGCTCGGTGAGCCGCATCACGCTTGAGGGCGCGCGCTACAACTTGGCCGCAAGCGAGACCTTCCTCTCAAGCTCGGTCCATGCCGTCCGCGTATACGACCCAGCGACCTCGTCCAATGCGGCTACGACCATTGCCGCCGTCATTAACAACACGGCAGGCGTGAAGGACCTGGTCTTTGCCGAGAACTCGGTGAACAACACGGGCGCCGGCTCGATATCATTAAGCACCCAAGACGCGCTGGGCACCGGCACGGCCTACGTCTCGCTCCTCAATGGCGAGCAGTTTGTTTACTCGACGGCGGAGACGTCTCCGGCCCTGCAGCTTAAGGCCGCCCTTCCCCAGGCCCCGCAAATTGGCGACAAGGTGCGGTTTATCCCGATGACGGCGCAAAACGTCGCCGACCACTTTAACAAGAAGCAGATCAGCGGGCTTTCGGTCGCGGCCAATATCGAGCTTGTGGACGCGGGCAGGCGCATCCAGGTCTCAACGCTCGTCGCTGGCGGACTTGGCCAAGTGTACGCGGTGGGCGGCCGGGCCTCGGGCCAAAACATCTTAGCTATCCGGCAGAACGCCCAACAGCTATCGAGCAGCCGCGCGCAGATCGAGCTTGACCGCTCGTCGATAGACCTCCTGGCCCCAGGCCAAGCGGTCCGCATCTCGCAGGCCGCAAGCGCCAAGAAGGCCTATCCGGGCTCAGCCCCTGTCGCCACCGACACGATCGAGATCCAGGTTCCGGCGACTGGCGAGGGCAAGGCGATCACGTCATTCTCCCTGGTCAATATCTACTCCTACTCGCAAACGGGCGCCGTGACCTGGGCCGTGAGAAAAATCGGCCGAAACCGCACGCGATTTGAGGTGCTATCTGGCGCGGCCTCGGTGCCCTCTGGCGTTACGCCCGACGATTGGGTTTTAGTCGGAAACGGCTCAAGCTATGCGGGGCTGACGACCGATACGGCCTTTGCCCCAGGCAACCAAGGCTGGTTCCAGGTCCGCGAAACTGATAACTCAACCTATTTCGACGTCGATGGGCAGGGGGTCGATGAGTTTGTGTCCACGACTGGCAGCTCCCTGGTGTTTTGCTCCTACGCCTCGGCAAGGCCTGGCGACCAGCTCGTCATCGGCTTTACGGCCCCGGTCGCGACGGCCAATAAAGGTACGTTCACGATTACCTCAGTCCCATCAACTACTTCTGTATTGTATCAAAACGCTACAGTGGCCATCCAGGCGCCGACCGTACTTAGTGGAGGAGGGACCACGTCGATTTCTGTGCTCGATCAGGGCTACTCCACCTACAGGACGGTTATGCTCGTAGCGCCCAAGCCAACCGACCCCACCAACCGCTCTTTGCTGGTTGTCAGCCCCGGCTACAATTTGTCTGCCGTGAGCGAGAGCCAGGGTGCCGTGATCACGCTTCCTAACCGCCTGGGCTATGGCACTGAGCCCGTCCCTGGCATGGACGGCTACGGCTACTGGGCAGGGCTTAAGCAGCGCGTACAGAGGGTCGTAGACGGTTACGCGCCCGACGCCACCTCCTTCCCTGGCATCGCCGCTGCTGGCGTAACTATCGAGGTGCGCGAGCCGAAGATATTGAATGTCGCGATTTCCCTGACGATTAAGCCAAGCCAGGGCGTGAGCCTGCAAAGCTTAAGCGACACCATCCAAAGCTCGGTTGAGGGCTATGTCAACTCGCTAGGACTGGGGCAAGACGTGATCTTATCGGAGGTGGTTTCGTTGGTGCAATCGGTTCCGGGCGTTGACGCCTGCGTACTGACGAAGCCACTGCCATCGACCGAGCGGATCTCAGTGGGCGACTCGAGCATCGCCCGCGTCACAACTAGCGACATCCTGTTGAGCTAATATGGCAACCTATAAGGCACCAAAAGCGACCTTTATGGCTACTTATAAGGCACCAGGGGGCGGCCGATGAGCGATATCGCGAAGAGGGCCAAGGCGAAGCTAGAAAAGGGCGCTGCAAGGCGGCTAAAGGGCGCGTTTGACCCGATGAAGGAGCTTCCACCGGACGACGCTAAAAATATGGCGAGCTGGGTTGGGGGCAACGGGGATAAGCGGGAAAACCTTCCGGAGATGTCTCCCGCTGCTAGGCACCGCGCCACCAATAAGCTCATGAGTCGAACGAAGTGGAGAAAGAATCCCGAAACAAGCGAGAGGGAGTTCCTTCTTCATCGGCAGATGTCGATAAAAGAGCACGACAAGTCGATCTCTGGCGGCAAGATTACACATGGCAAAACCACGTCCTGGACGCCCGACCCAGCAAGGGTGGAAGAGGGCATTTACAAGCCAGGCGACGCGGCCTCGGCCCGCGACTATGGAAGAAGGGTCTCGGCCTGGATTCCCGAGTCGAAAATCAAAAGCTACATCCCGCAATATGGAGCGCACGCCACTGCCGACACTAAGGCTAAACAGCCAGTCGAGCGTCGCGGGGCGCCCGACATGAGCGAGCAAGAAGTTATCGTTCATCCCCATACCTCGGATATCCACGAGACGCACGCCGACCTTCGGGCCGACAAGTACAACACCGAGGAACAACACGCGCTTGAGGCCAAGACGATGGATGGCAAAGCTCCGGACATGGAAGGCGGCTGGAAGTGGACGAAGACCTACTCGACCCCAGACATGAAGAAATCCGAGCTTGCCAAGAGCCCAACCAAGCAGCCTAGCAAGGACCCTATCCTTAGCGCCAACTACACGCCCAAGGCCCCGAGCGAGAGCTATAAGCAAAAGGCCAAGCAATATATTGAGGCTAGGGCTGCGGCGAAAAAGCCAGCGCTTGATAAGGGCGAGCGCGGTGACTGGAAGAAAGAGGGATATAAGATATCCCATACACCTGCGAAGAGCGGCATTACCGTTCATGCGCACGACAAAAACGGGAATTTGGTTGGAGAGACGGATTTCGTACATCGCGGAGACGCCATTTATCCAGATCACACCGAGGTCGATGAGGGCCACCAGCGTAAGGGCATAGCGACAGGCATGTATCATCACGCGATGAGCGTTACTGGTAAAAAGATTCAGCGGCCTGGATATCATGACCAAACTCCAGATGCCCGAGCCTTTTGGGATGAGAATTCCAACCGCCAGTTCGGGAAGAGCGAGCTTGCCAAGGCCATCACCAACAAAAAGGTGGCGAACCATTGGCACCAAAGCGCCTACCCCTACGAAGACTACAGCAAGGAAAACCGCGAGCATTTTGAAGACATGTTGGCTAACCACCATGAGGGCCAGTGGACAAAAACCAAGATTCCCGTTGCCCAAACCGAGGGACATCACAGCGGGCACGACAAGACTGGCGAGTACATTAAAGAGTATGCCGACCAACGCAATACTGGCTCGGAGTTTCCTGCCATTATCGCCAAGCCCCATCCAGACAAGCCAGGGCACTTTAAGACGATCGACGGCATGCACCGGCTTGCGGCTGCAAAGGCCGTAGGGCAAACGCACATCGACGCCTACATCCCTAAGGCAGATAAGCTAGACAAGGGCGAAAAGGGCGACTGGAAGAGCGAAGGCTACACACTAAGTCACGAGCACTATAAGGACGAGCACGACGGGCACAACAAGGTAGTAGTCCGCGCCCACACCAAGACCGGCAAGCTGGCGGGCGAGGCACACGTCCACAACGACGAGCAAAATCACATTCTGCCACACATAACCGAAGTCAAGGCAGCCCACAGGCGCAAGGGCCTGGCCTCCGCGATGTACCAGCACGCAGAGCACGTGACCGGCAAGAGGGTCATCCGTCCGGAGCACGACTCGCAGTCCGCTTCGGCCAAGAAGCTATGGGACCGGCCCAACAAGCCGTTCGGCAAATCAGAAGAACTTGGTAAGAGCTGGCAGCCTAAGTTTGACCCGGCCGATATCCCGAAAGAGCACCGCGTGACCGCCTCCCGCTGGACGCAATCGGGAAGCGACCTTCAGTACACCGAAGCCGATCGCCAGAATATCCCAGAAATGCAGGGAGCCATGCGCGCGAGGGGCCTGCAGCGCCTGCATGCGGCCACGCAAACGCGCCGGAACCCGGAGACGGGCGAGCGCGAGTTTCTCCTTCACCGGGGCATGCACGAGGACGAGTTCAATACTTACTCTAAAGACGGCCATATCGACTACAGCGGCAAGATTAGCTCGTGGACGCCCAAGGAGAAGATCGCCCAAAACTTTGGCTCCGAGGCCAACTGGCCAACCAAGGGCGATGAATACAAGCCCGAAAACAAGCATGTCTCTATCTGGGCCCCTGAGTCGGCAATTCATCATGTTCCCAAGATGCTTGGCTCCATGGATGACAAAACAGACGCCAGGGGCAAGATGGAACGCCATGGTGAGTTTGAAACGCTATTAAAGCCTGGCAAATACAAGACGCACGCAGTTGCGGCTCTTGCTCCCATGGAAGATCGCTGGGCAAAGTTTAGTCCCCGCCCGGTTGCTAAATCAGAAGACCTCGACAAAGGCATCAAAGAGGCCGCAACGGCCATCGCCCTTGGTGCCTCGGCTCTTGCCCCAACGCACCTCTCGAACGCCATGACGGCTCCGCAGAAGCCAGCGATGCAGGCCCCGGCCCGCATTGCCCTTCATCCGGACCTTGAGCACATATCGTTTATCGAATCCTCTGGCGGAAAAAATAAGAACCACGAGAAGACGACGGTTGGCGTAAACGCTGGCCACACCGCTGGCGGGGCCACAGGCCTTATGCCAATCACCATACAAGAGACGCTCAAAAAGAATCCTGCGCTTGGCAAGAAGTACGCTCACCTCGTTGGCGCCTCGCACGATACAGTTACGTCCGAGATTAACAAAAATCCCGACATGGAAGCGGATATCGCCAATGCCCACTGGAACCGGCTCGGCAATACTCTTGGCCACGACAAGGCGAAGATGGCGTTTGCCTGGAGAAACGGCATTACGGCAGCCAAGCGCGCCACGCCCGAGGAGCTAAGCGGCCACCCCTACGTTCAGAAGTTTATGAAGCGCTCGGCGCAGCGGAAAGTGGCGGGGCTTGAGAAGGGCGAGAGGGGCGATTGGAAGAAAGAGGGGTACTCGTTTGAGCATCACTCTGGCGAGATTGGCGGCACGAAGAAGCACTCGATCATAGCCAAGGACAAGGCGGGAAAGTCCGTTGGTGAATATCATTTCAACGAGCACAGTGATTATGTGCAGCCATCAATGGTTAAGACCCTTCGATCGCATAAGAGGAAGGGCCTAGCCACTCAGGCCTACAAGATGGCCGAGCAGAAAAGCGGAAAGGCTGTAAAGCCAGGCTGGTCAATGACCAACGAGGCTAAGGCACTTTGGTCGCAAGAAAGCAGGCCGTTCGGTAAGAACGAGCCTCTCGACAAAACCATGTCCTTCGGCCACTCGCCCTCTGGCGGCGCGCTGACTGGCGGCGCAGCCCTAGTGGCCGAGTCCATCGATGGCGCAAGCCGGCTCAAAGAAGCGGCGGGCAAGATCAAGAAGAAGCTTGAGAAGGCCGACGATGGCTTCGCGCACAAGGGCTATCAGTTTAAGAGCGTAGCCCACCCCAAGACGCCAAAAGACGCAAAGGCGTTCGAACTAACCCATCCGTCTGGCGAAAAGGAAATCGTCTTCGCCAAGGACCACAACGAGATGGGCGCGCACATCGATAGCCTTGAGGCCAAGAAGATCACGAAGTCGGCAAAGGATTTTGTCGGCCGCGTGAATCTGGCAAAGGCAATCGAGGAATTGGACGAGATGGAGGAATTGGCGAAGGGCTCCAGGTATTCCGAGCACGAAGACAAGGCCGACGGATATATCGAGAAGGCGGCTCACCACCATCGCCAGGCCGAGCTACACGCAAGCCATGCTACGCTTTGCGCGCTCCATAAGGACTTGCGCGGGCAGAACTGCGAGCTGGCGCTCCGTTGCCTTAAGAAAATCCACGGTAAAGACGCGGCCAAGGTTTTGGCCGAGAAGCTCGACAAGGCCGGGCTTCCATTAGGCAAATCCGAACTCGCCAAGGCCGCAAAGGACGACGTCTCCGAGGTTGCTTCCGTTGCCGTTCGAAACGGCCATAAAATCCTCATGGGCGCCCGTCGCGACAACGAGCGTTGGACCCTGCCTGGCGGACACCTCAATGCTGGCGAGGAAAAAGAAGAGGGCGCTGCAAGGGAGCTGTTCGAAGAATCTGGCATCAAGGCTGACCCCAAGGACTTAAAGTATCTAGGCTCGGAGGACGTCACCACGTTCACCGGCAAGAAAAAGCGCATCCATTCTTATTCCTACGAGCACCAGGGCGAGATTCCCACTGTCGAAAACGACCCGGATAAAGAAGTCCACCAGTGGCATTGGATTGACGCGAAGGACGGCCTGCCGAGCCATATCGCCGAGAACCTCCACAGCCCCAAGAACTCGACGCTTCAGCGGCTTGGGCTTCAAGACGCCGAGATGGCGAAGTCCGACGTCGCCTCCCGCCTAAAGAAGGCCATTCAACGGAATAGCTTAGAAAAGGGAATCAACGGAGACTGGAAGGACGATCCAAAGTACCGCTTCAAGCACACCCACTTTAAGAGTGGCGGGAATGTCATTCGCGCCTACCACGGGCGTACTAAGGTTGGTCATTTCGCTTATTCGGAGAGCCCGGACAAAGAGGGCTACCACTTTGTACACAATGGCGACGTCAGCTCCGAGCATCAAGGCAAGGGCCTTTATCAGGAAATGATGAGGCGGGCCGGCGAGCATGTCGTCGGTGCGGGAGCAAAAGGCCTAAAATCTGAAGGCTACCAACGCAGCAAGGACGCTACTCGCGTTTGGGATAAAGTAGCCACCCACGCCATGCCATATACGAGCAACGCAAAGGTTAGTGGCGAGCACACCCAGCGCACCACCGACTACTACTACACGCCAGAATTGAAGAAGTCCGAGCCGCTCGAGAAGATGTCCCGGCCGGCCATCGGTTTCCCCAACTTCAAGAAGCTCTCTACCCGCCCCGACCAGGAAGTGCAGACGGTCGAGAGCAACCGCCAGGCCGAGATGTTCGGCCGCAAGGCCGCTGTCGCAAACGATATGAGCACGGTGACCCGCGCCGACAAGTACAAGGCCATCTATGGCCGCGACATTCCTAAGCCTACGGCAAAGGACACGAAGTCGCCCCGCGACCAGGCAGCAACCATGATCACCAATAGCTTTGGCCGCAATACGCTTGGCATGGTGGTGCCGTCCAACCGTGGCCCCAAGGCCGCCGCACTCACCGGCAAGCTGCGCTCGAAGTTTGAAGATGGCGGCGACGAGTACAATACGAAGTTGAAAGAGCACACCGAGAAGCGCAACGCCATCGTCCGCGACCATAACGAAAAGGTCGCCGCTTGGCGCACGAAAGCTTACGACCTTTCAACCAAGAGCGGCCCAGGCGCAAAAGAGGCCTACGATGCTCACGTCGCCACGCGACCGGCCAAGCCCAAGCTCCCGCGCAAGCCGTCCAAGCCGAAAGTGGAAACTAAGGCGCTTGCGCCTGATAAGCAAAAAGCCCGTGGGCAATCGATCGACTCCACCATCCACCACGAGGGGCTGCATCACTCGATGGCCGAGATGGAGAAGCATTACGGAAAGCGCGCCGCCCACAATGCGACGCAAGGAATGCTGAGCCAGTTCCACCCGGATGCTATCAGGCATGTGGCCTCCTTTATCAGCAACCGCATGGGCTACAAGACGTCGAGCCCTAAGTTTCCTGAAGAGGTCCTAACCCACTCGCGCGATATCCTAGTCAATCCGGATAAGCGGAAGAAGTTTAAGGAGCACGTCGGAACCGACAAGGCCGACGAGACGATTAAACAGCTTAAAGTGGGCCACGAGAAGGCCTACCGCTACGCCCAGACATTGCGGCCTGAAGATGTCGGTGCAGGAAACGTGAAGAAGTCGGACGTTGCATCCCGCCTGAAGAAGGCCATCGACCGCAATTCGGATATCACGCTTGAGCTATCCCTCGTTGACGACGAGGCCTCCGAGCTTGAGAAGGCCGAGTTCGCACCCACCTACGAAGGCGAAATCCATCCCACGAAGGGCTACATCGCTGCGAAGCACCCGACGCTCAAGACCCTGATGTGGACGTCGGCCCCGGAAACGCAGGCTGCCCACGACCGGCACATCGGTCGGGACGACCTCAAAAACAAGCTCCTATCCAGAGTGGAACACCCCGAGCACAAGAAGATCCTCACCAGCCTGATCGGTTCGGTACAGAAGGACCCCAGACGCCATTTTATTCCAACTGAGGAGAGCGGGCGGCACGTTCTCAGGGCGAGACACTTAAAATCGTTGATGCATGGCAGCGATGATATTAGTATGGATACAAGCGACCCAAGTCGCCTCCGCATCACCCTTCATCAGAGGCACGGTAGGAATACCGCGCCTACGTCGTTTTTATACACGATGAAGAAGGGATAAGAGATGGAAAACCGACCGCTTGCCGAATTCTCCGACGAAGAGCTTTTGGCCCTGCTCGCGCCCTATTGCGATATGTCCGATATCCTGACCGAGGAAGAGGCCGTGGAGGCCTTTCGCCGGATTGGCCACCTCCGCAAGAAAGAGGGCCTGGCCGAAGAAGTCGCGATTGAGCTTGATCCAGAGGACTGACCCCCTGCCCAATTGCCCCTAGAATCATATCTAGGGGCCGAGAACCTAAATGTCCGATACTCCGCAGTTTACGCAAGCCTACGAGAACCTCCTCGCGCGCTTCCCCAGGCGCTACCGGGCAAGGGCCTCGACATACCTTTCGGGGCTCTTAAAGGCCCTGGCAGAGGGCGACGGCCTCATGGAAACCAACGTCGAGGCGACGCGCGACCAGCTTCTTGTCATGACGGCCTCTGGCAAGAACCTCGACCAGCTCGCCTCCCTTTACGGCGTCGTCCGCGACCAGGCAACCGGAGTGCAGGACTCAGACTTCCGGAAGCTCGTCCCTGTCCTTGGCCTCACCACCAAGGCGATCAGCAGCACGCTTCAAAAAGTGGTCGATATCATCTACGGCCCCTACGCCACGCACGCCAACGTCACCTGCTCCGCCCCCGAGCCCTACGCCCTTTCGGCAGGCTCCGCGCTCACCGTCCTCGTTGACGGCAGGGCCATCAGCATCGTCTTCCAGGAGGGCGACGCGGTCAGCCTCTCGGCCGCCACCGCCCTCGAGGTGGCCACCGCCATCGGCCAGCGCACGGGCGGGCAAGTGTCCGGGTCGGTCGTCTCTAACGTCCACACGGGCGCCAACTACGTCAATATCCAAACCCCCACCATCGGCACCCAAGGCTTCATACAGGTACTTGGCGGCAGCGCCCAGACGGCCCTAAGGTTCCCCGAGATCCGCTCAACCCTCCAGGGCATCGGAACTTGGAGCGTCGCTAGGTACGCTGGCTCGGCCGAGATGGCCTTTTCAGTGGTGTCCGGCAACGGCCCAGGACTTCAAACGGCAGGCGTGAAGGTGGGAGACTACGTCACTATTCGCCCCGACTCAGGATTTCAGCCCGGCAACTGCGGCTCGTTCCCTGTCACTTTTGTCTCAGAGACCGCCTTCCGCTGCCTGAACCCCACGGGCGTACCCGAGGTGAATAACGTCGAGCAGGCGCACGTTGACGACTTCACCTTCTTCCGCCCCGACCTCGCCAATATCCTGCTTGCGGCCAGGCCCGCGACGATCACGCAGTCAGCCCCCTCCGAGCTGACCATTACGCTCCCCGTGACCTCTCCCATCGTCAAAAGGGTCTTGCCTGGAAGCCACCACTTCCACGGCGGCATCGCCTCCGTCACCGCAACTGCGCCCACCACCATGACCTTGAGCACGGCCAACGGCTTTGCGGCCTCTGGATCAGTCCGCATGGCGACCTCGCGAGACGCCTCAATCGGCGTTATCTCGAGCGTTGGCTCGGGCGTTGCCTCTCTTATCTCGGCCGAAGGATGGCCATCGGCCGGCGCCTTCTACTCTCCCACTACCGACTCCTACTTCTACTACAGCGGCCTAAGCGGGACTCACCTTACGGGCGTAATCCCCCAGCCGCCAACGTCGATTGTCGGATCGACGGTCAGCTTTTCGCGGAGATATTCTTACTCTGGCGTCAGCGGGAGCCAGCTTACGGGCGTCTACCCGAGCCCTTCAGAGGCCCTGGGCTTTGAGGTCGTGGCCGACGTGGCTCTCGCTGGAGCCTTTATCGGCTCCTTCCGCTATGACCTAACGGCCCCGTTCATCCCCTCGCAGTACGGCACCACGGTGACGGCGAAGGTTGAGCAGGGCTCCTCCCAAACCGTCTTGCAAGTGGCCGATATCTCGACGTGGCCCGCGAGCGGAAGCTTTTTGGTCGAGTACGGGACGGGCGCGCAAGAGGGTCCGATCAAGTATTTAGGGAAAGTGGGGACGACTGGGCTTCTCATCGACCCAGGCCACGTATTCGCCCTCGATCACCCTGCTGGCGTGTCGATTCGCTGCGTGCGCCAGGTCGGGGTCTTCGCCCCCAGCAAGGACGGCTCCGACTACCCCGTTTACATCACCGATACGTCCTTGGCCCGCAGCCTCGTCTCAACCTACTTAAGCCAGATCGCGGCAGCCGGCATCACCCTGGTGTTCAATATCCAGATGCCGCCCTACCAGTGGGACATGCTCCCGCCCCTCTACACCACCAACCCGACCGACGCCTCTCTCAGCCAGCCCCTTGCCACGGTGACGTGATGCTGGGCTTCGTGGCTGGAATGGCATTGTACGCCGTAGCCGTCCTAGTGGCCTATAGCGCCGGAATCAAAGGAAGTTTTTATTACCTACCGGCTGGGCTTGGGATAGCGCTCTTTACTAACCTCATCTGGCTCTGGAGCATCAAGGACGTCAACGACCAGGGCGAGATCATGGTGAAGAGCTTCACCTGGGACGGCATGCGGATGCTGATTTACGCCTTGGTGCCGGTGCTCCTCCTGGGCGCGCCAATCACCCTCAACAAGCTGCTCGCCTGCTGCCTGATCGCGGCCGGCATGGCGCTGCTCAACTTCGGGTGAGAGATGGGCTACCTCCTGCAATGGGCGCACGCATACGTCGTTCACTTTGGCGGCTGGGTGGCGATGCTCGTGGCGTTTGCGGTCTACAAGGACGGCCTGCCTGAGCCCAAGAGGCTTCCCTCGCTCTTTAAGAGCGCGGTGGCCTTGGCCTTTTTCGCTAGCTTCTTCTCGAGCCACGCGCAGCACCACCTCATAAGCCACTTCTTGGCCAAGTAGGTCTGCGCAAACAGGGCGAAAATGACGAAATGAAGCCCTGCGCGCATTCGGCGAGGCGCGCCTGCAGATGTCGCTATTGCGGCCTTCGCAAGGACGAGCGCAAGCCCTCAAAGCGCCGCGCGCGCCACGAAGCCAAAAAAGAAATCAAGAATCAGAAGGAAGAGGAATGAGCGTACTTTCAAGGGTGTCCCTCTACAGCGGCGAGCGCTTTGATATCCCAGACGCACGCGCCCAAGACGCAGCAAGCCTCAACGACTGGCGCTACTTTATCTCTGGCAACCTCACCGCCAAGAGCGTCGTCATCTCCGGCTTTGACATCACCAACTACTCGAGCGTCTTCGCCGGCGCGGGCCCGAAGCTCCAGCAGAACAACGTCGCCATGCTCCATCCAGAAGCCGCGACCCAGGCGTCGGGCTTCTACGTCTCATCCGGCACCGAGTCCGACTTCTCGGTCGTGCTCAACGCCAGCACCACCAACTACGTCGAGCTTGACCTGTCCACATCCACCGGAACCCCTGACGTCCGGGCCTTTTGGGACCCAGGCGCGGCCGGGGGGCAGGGCGCCGAGTACACGGCCACGGTCGATACGCTGGTTAACCTTGAGCTGAATATCTTGGTCAACGTCTCTGGCTTCACCGCCGGGCGCCTGCCGCTCTATAAATTCGTCACCAATTCTTCGGGCACGATCACCTCCTTTGAGGACTGCCGCAATCCCTTCTACGACTTAGCCACCGGCGGCACGAGCCCCAACCCGAACAACAGCTACTCCTTCCCGGCCGACGCGGGCATGTCGGCCTACGCCCGCTTCCCCGCGCCATCGACAGCCACCCCTGGATCAGTGGCCCCCTTCCTAGGCGGCGGCAAGTACATCGCGAGCCAAAAGGAGTGGATGGACGTCGTCATGACCAAGCTGAAGGAGCTTGGAGCGACGCCCTACTGGATTAGCAAGTCGGCATCGGTCGCTTCCGCCTACCAGAACGCGGCCATGACCCTCATCTCGGGCGGCACCTGGAGGCACCTTGGCCTGGCCGCGCCCATCACCAATACGACCTCAAGCACGATCACCGTGGCCGTGGGCCAGATGTTCATGGCGTCGTCGTCTACTATCGTAGCCAATGGCGTCACCTATTCCTACAGCACCTTCAACAGCACAACTGGCCTATTCACTGGCGTGAGCCCGGCGCCCGCAGGCGGCTTGGTAGGCCAATACGCTGCGCAAGGAGCTGTTGGTCACGTTGGCCTCGCCAACGGCTCAACCCTCGTTCGCCTGGGCCAGGGAAGCTCAAGCCTGCTTCCGTTTGCGAGCATCGACCTCACGACTCTGCGCGCTCTCTTCATCTTCCTAAGCACGGACGGCTCGGCTCTCGGATACGGCATGGGGCAGGACGCGACATCCCCGGTTAAGCCCCAGGCGATTGCGTCCGCTACCAATTCGTCCATCACCGTGGCCTCAGGCGGAAACTACATCGCTGGCGGCGGCAACGTCATGATTCGCGGCCAGCTCTTCTCTTATGCGACCTATGCGGAGAGCGGGGGGACAGGCCTGTTCTCCTCGGTTACGCCAGACGCCTCGGGCCTAGCGCAAGCGGGCGACCTTGCCTTTCAGGCGGCCTCCTCGGGCACCGGCTACTACCACGCTGCCACGGCGGCTAACCTCCCCGGAACGACTGGCGGGATATCCGAGGGCGTTGAGAGCTGCATGTGGCTTGCCTACTTCGACGGCGCCGACACGATCTTTATCAAGGACTCGGAGCTTATCCCCGGCGAGTCGGTAACGACCGGCGGGAGCGAGCCCGACCAGATTTTCACCTATATCGGCTCATCGGGCGCGGCCGACGCATCGCCCGTCTACAACGTCGCCTCTATTCCCAATGGCACCGACCTCACCACCGCCATCTCCGACGCCTACCACATCATCGAGACCCCTATTTACGACGAGAAGGTGGCGGTCACGTCTGCCATTTCCTCTGGCGATATCGTCTACTTGCCGTCCAACTCGAAGACGTCCACGGCAGCCAACTACTCGGCCGGCACCGACGAGCTTGAGGTGTACGAAAACGGCGTGCTCTTGCAAAAAGGCTACGACTACACCGAGAACACCTCCAACTCCATCCAGATGTCCAGGGACGTCTACGTCGGCTCGGTGATTAGGTTTAGGGTCGCCTCCATTGGCGGCGCTGGCGCGAGCAGCGGCGGAAGCAGCGGAACGAGCCTGCAGACGGCATACAACAACGGCAACACGGTCGCGGTCTCCACCGGCCAGCCACTCACTATCACGGGCTCGAGCGGTAAGCTCCTTCATGTCGCGGGCGACGTACAAATCGACGGCGTGATTGATCCGACAGCGATTGAATTTACGCCCCAGTCGTCAAGCCCACTGGCATCTGGCGTGGCCGGCTTCTGGGTTCACCCCACCGAGGGCCTCCAATACCAGCACACCGACAACACGGTCGTGGCCATAAGCCAGGCGGTAGAGGCGATCAGCGGCAACGCGGCCAGCCTCTCGATGACGATGACCAACGGCTCGGGAGCCACGATCCCGGCCGGGAGCCCCGTTTACATCTCGGATACCAGCACGGTTAAGCTTGCCAACGCCGGGGCCGACGTCACCAGCAGGTTCTTTGGCATCGCGGCCGTATCCATCGCCGCTGGCGCCACGGGGCAGGTCATCTACCAGGGCGTCGTCCCTGGCATGCTGACGGGCCTGGGATTGCCAGCCGGGGAATACCTGTGGCTTCAGACCTCTGACGGTGGAATGAGCCCCACGGCACCGTCTACGGCCGGAGCCTACCTAATTATCCTTGGCATCACCAACGGCAACGACCTCATCCTCCAGCAGCAAACCAACGGCATCGTCGGCGTCTAGTCCCCGGTCTGCGCAAAGCGCGCGAAAATGACCGAATGGAACCAAGCCCAGAGATGATCGAGATGGCCCAGTCGCTTGCCGCCCGCCTTGAGGCGGAAATCGCAGCGATTACGGCCGAGTACAACGATTTGATCCGGGCAGCGGGAGAAAGGGCGGGGGTCGCTCTCTCTACCGAGGTCGAAATCAAGATCATTAAAGGGGCAGGGGCCGAGTAATGTCGAATATCGTTAAGGCAATCAAGTTCGTAAACGGGGTCGCGCAGCAGATCAGCCCCAGCACAGATTCCCTCGCAGCCGCGTCCTACTTCGTCGGCGGCACGGGCGGCACCGAGCTGACGCAAACCATCCTCAACAACCTGACGGGCGGCACGAGCACCGACGCAAGCTCGCTCCACAACCACGACACGCGCTACTACACCAAGGCGCAGCACCTCTCCTCGAGCGCGGGCGCGGCCTCGGCCAACCAGCCGATCCAGACCAATGCCTCCGGCTACGTCGATCCGACGTTCATCACCCAGGGCGGCATCACCCACGCCAACCTGGCGGGCTTGACCTCGTCTGACGACCATACGCAATATCATAACAACACCCGTGGCGACGCGCGCTACTTCCAGCAGTCGCAGTTCCTGGCCGTATCGGCCGGCGCCGGCTCGGCTGGAGCGCCAGTAAAGCTGAACTCGTCGGGACAAATCGACGCGACAATGATATCAAGCTCGGCCACCAACCACGAAAGCCTATCCGGCCTTCTTGGCGGCACGACGGCGCAGCACTATCACCTGACGCAGTCCGAGCACGATACCCTGCAGGGCGCAGGCGGCGTCGTTGACGCAAGCTCGCTCCATAGCCACTCAAGCCTTTATTACACCAAGTCGGCCGTCGATACGTCGCTTGCCGCGAAAGCCCCGGCCGCCACCTCCATCCAGAGCACTGGCTCGATCGCCTTCACGGCCGACCAGTCGATGGGTAGCCATAAGCTCACGAACGTGGCCGACCCCTCGGTCGCCACCGATGCAGCGACAAAAAACTACACCGATACCCAAACTGGCCTGCTCCTTCCGAAAGCCGGCGGCACGATGTCCGGCACCCTCAACATGGGGAGCCAGTCGATCACCAACGTGGCGACGCCCGTTAGCCCGAACGACGCCGCAAACAAAGCTTATGTTGACGCCGCGCAAGCCGGCCTCTTGATTAAGGCTCCCGTTTACGCGGTCGCCACCACCAACATCAGCCTAAGCGGCGCCACTCCCACCATCGACGGCGTCACCGTCCCGAACGGATCGCGCGTCCTGGCCGTTGGCCAAACCACCGCCTCGCAAAACGGCGTGTATATCGTCGGCTCTGGCTCGTGGGCAGCGGACGGCGACTGGGTCACCGGGCAAGTCGTAGAGGGCAACTACTATTTCGTCGATTACGGCACCTCATGGGCGAGAAGCGCATGGGTCGTCAGCACGCAAACGGCCATCACGGTCGGAACCTCCTCTGTCGCCTTCCAGCGCTACAACGCCGCCGGCCAGCTCGTTGGCGGGGTTGGCATCACGATTACGGGCGATACGGTCGCGGTCAACTTCGGCGCTGGTACAGCGCAATTGCCCACTGGCGAGATCGGCATCGGCCTCTACGCCTCCTCTGGCCTTGATCTCGTCGATTCTGGCACTGGCCTTCCCAGCACGGCACAGGGCGCGCAACTCACGCATAAATTAGACGGGACCACCCTATCGAAGTCCTCGACCGGCGTGAAGGTGGCGGCTGGCGGCATCACGGCAACCGAGCTGAACTCGTCGGTCGCGGGCTCCGGCCTCTCCGGCGGCGCGGGCTCGAGCCTGTCTGTCAACACTGGCCACGGCACGCAAATCTACTCTGGCGCGGTCGTGGCGAAGGCCTCCGACCTCGCGGGCACGGGCCTGCAGGCGACTGGCTCGGCCGGCTCTGATACCCTGCAAATCAACCCGTCTATCGCGGGCAACGGCCTGGCCTACTCGGCAGGCGTCGCGAGCGTAAAGACGGACGGAACGACCGTTGACCTCAACGGCTCGCAGCAGATCGAGGTGAAGGCCGGCGGCGTTGGCACTGCGCAACTTGCTTCCAACGCGGTCGATAATACAAAGATCCTCTTTACCGTCTCCGGCAACGGCGTTCGCGCGAGCAACATTCCCCTCCTCGACACCCTCGGCACCTTCTCCTCGAACGACGTCGAATCGGCCCTTAACCAAATGGCGAAGAGCACCTTCGTCGAGAACTACACGGCAGGCGAGGCGATCGGCTCTGGCGCCCTAGTTTGCATCCGCAGGGACTCGGGAAACTTGCCCAAGCTTTACAAGGCCTCGGCAGCGGCCTCCGACAACTACCTGGCAGGCACCCTTCTCCTCCAGGACATTACCTACACGTCGGTTACGCCCTCTGGCAACTTTATCACCGTCACCTACGTTAACCCAGGCGCGGCCAGCTCGGCCCTGTCTGTGTCCGTCACCGGCAACGCCATCACCGTTTACCTCGCCACCAACTCATCAAGCTCTCTCATCTCGACCGCTACGCAAGTGGCGCTGGCCGTCAACACCAGCACCCCGGCCTCGGCCCTGGTGACGGCGACCGTCACGGGCACGGGCTCGAACATCCAGGCCGCAGCATCGGCCGCGTCGCTTACGGGCGGGATGGACTTTAACGACAATGGACGCTGGGAAGTGGTCGGCATGACCCTCTCGGCCGTCTCGTCTGGCTCCACGGTGAACGTGCAGAAGATCGGGCGGCTCGCATGCTCGTTCGTCTCCGCGCCAACGGCCGCCAACATCGGCCAGGCGGTCTACCTCTCGATCAACCAAGGGCAGGCGGTCGTGTACACGGCGCCGTCTGTATCCAACCAGCCAGTGGTGGAGCTTGGCCGCCTGGTGAGCACGACGGAAGTGGAATTCCGCGCGCCGCAGCTCCGGTACATCAACTAAGGGCACTGAATGAACGTACTGGCCCCGACAAACGGATACATGAAGCTGACGAGCGTCGCCTTCGGCATCGCCTACGACCAGTACCAGACGCTCACATCGTCGCTCGCGGTTTTTACGCTGCCGGGCGCCCAGACCTACAATATCGGACAGCAGGAGCTATCGGTATGGGTAGACGGCATTGGCCAGGTGCTCGGGCTCGACTATAGCGAGACGAGCACGACGACGATCACGTTTAACAAGACGATCCAGGTCGGCCAGACGATCAGGGTTCGGAGATAACGATGGGAATTTTTGCAACGAACAAGACGGTCCCACTTACCCAGGACATAGGGGTTGAGACCGCCATCTCCGCGCCGACCTCCACCTCCGCGCGCCAGGCCTTAACCGACGTCCTCGTGGCCCTCAACAGCGCCATCAACGCCTCCACCACCACGGCCTCCACCGCGCTCGCGGCCGAGGTTACCCGCGCGACGGGGGCCGAAGGCACGCTGACGACGAATCTGGCAGCCGAGGTTACCAACCGTGGGACGGCCGTCTCTGGCGAGGCTACCGCCCGCGCCGCCGCCGATACCACCATCACCACCAACTACCAGGCGGCAGACGCGATCCTGCAGAGCGAGATCGACGGCGAGCGCGCGCCCATGCGAGCCACCGCCACGGGCTCCGACACGATAGTATCGATATCGGCCGCGACTGGAAACCGCTTTGGCTCTAATGGATCGGCCGCAGGACAAGTTGGCGTAGCCTCTGGCGCCTTCGCCTCAACGTTTCCGGGCGCCGACCTTAACTTTTCTTCTGGCACCATAGGATATTACGGCCACCCTCCGGCCAACTCCTCTTTCACCATACCCTCCTGGGCTGGTCAGGCTAACCAGTTTACGAAATTCTCAGTCGTCTTGCTACCCACCGCGCCGGACACCCTGCTTGTCACCTGGGGTGGCTCATTCGCCTCACTCGCGTCTACGGTGCCCTCTCCTCCTATCACGGGCGGGGTTCCCGTTTGCATCGTGGCCGTGCAAGTCAACTCTGGCGCGACCGGCATCAACAACACGTCTACCACTCTCATCACCCAGTTCACCGGCTCTGCCGCCTCGGGCTCGGGCTCGGGCAGCTCGCCCCTCGACCCACAGGCCGACGAGACCTTCACCTACTACACGAGAAGCGACTTCTCGGTAGACGGCACGAAGTTCTTTGGCTCGACGACCGGCACGAACAACATCCTGGGCCTTAAGAATATCGTCCTCAACTCCGGCCAGACCTTCCAGTCAACCGATTTGACAGGCCCCCAGATGCGGGCTGACGGCACGCAAATCAACGCCGTCCAGGCGCGGCTCATGTACGCCCCAGGCTACGTTGACCAGGCTCCAACGATCCAGTGCTCGATCGATGGCGGGAACACATGGACGGCTGGCTCGATCATCCTTCCTGGCACCACGGGAAGCACGACAAGCACTGCCTATGACGGCAACATCGTCACCGCCAACTTCGCCTACGCCGCCTCTTACGCGACGCCCTTGCTTGCCGGTGGCACGGCCAACGGCACGCTTACCTCTGGCGTGAAGGTTGCGGCCATTATCAACCCGACATACAGGGTGATGATGACCGGCTTCCAGATGTACCTCTCGGCCACGGCCACGAGCGGAACGGTTGTCGGGAAGATTTATTCGGTCGCGGCCGGCATCCCGAACGTCTTGATCGCAACATCGGCAGAAACCTATGTTGCCGGACAGGACATCACGGGCACTGCCGCATATAAGCAATTTAGCTTTAAGAACGTGGACCTAGAGGCCGGCACGCAGTACGCGCTGGCGGTCGAGGGCACAAGCCTCGTTGGCGGGACGATCTCGGCGCAGCAGGTGACGTCTCCACCGTCGTTCTCGGTATCAAGCGCCTATGCCGCAAGCTCAAGCTACACGGCAGCGGGCACGAGCCTGGCCTTTAACCTCTTTGGCCTGGGCGCCGACCTGCGCATCAAGGTGACATCGGCAACGGCCGGCTCTCAGCTCACCGGCTTTGGCGTCGAGTATGTGTCGGACAGCCCGCAGGCGGTTCGCGGCGAT